GGGTGACCACGCCGTTTGGCGCGTGTGCGATTTGTCGGGAACTCAATGGATCTTCCGTGCCCCTCCATGACAATTTCCAGAGCGGGTTGGGACCGTTGGCGCGGCCCACCGCGCACCCCAATTGTCGCTGCGGGCTGGCTCCGGTGCCTGGAGGGGGCGGGGCATTGCAACCGGCGGCGCTCCCCCCTGGTGTCACGCAAGCTACTTCGATACCGCTGACCGCTGATGGGTTGATCATTCGTGGCGCGGATGCTCGGCGGGCGATCCTCAAATATGCGGATTCTGATGAGGCGGTAAAGCAGCAAAAATTAGTAACGGCGGCGGAAGAACAAGTGAAGTTAAAGCGGCGTCCTCTTGAAAGAGAATTATCCCGGTTGGATATTGATGCTAAGACCCTTGGGGCTGTTTACCAAGCTGATTCAAATGATATTTTTGCTGCTATTAGCAGGGCGCAAAGGGTGAGTGATGATCTGGAAGAGGCGAGACTAGTAAAAGTGTTCCGAAAAAGAGAAGCCCTCTACAACAAAAACTTTAAGGAGATTAGGACAAAAGTAAATGAATTGAATAAAGAGTTACGCGCACTTCAAAAAACTCTCCATGATGCTATTGAGATTCAAGCGGATGACGTGCTAGAGACTATCATTTACAACAAGACCAGAAATGAAATGGTAGAGACTTCCACAAAAGTGAAACTAACTAAAGCCGATAAAGCAGAGCTTGACCGGGGGATTGAGGCTTTCCGTAGACTTCTAGACGATGGGATTTATACGACAACTGTAGAGGGCACTCCAGCAAAGGCGGTGATCGTAAGTCAACAAACCAAAGCACATGTGGAATTTGTAAAATCCCTAGAGGGGAGACGCAAAACCAGAGGATCGCGGGCGTGGGCGCATTCGGATCGTGATCGAGCGTATCGCGTGAAGCTCGATTTTAAGGAACGCTCACGACGTGGGCGAGGTACTACGGTTCACGAACTCACCCACACGGTGGAATTTGCTGATCCTGAAATACTGGCTGAAGCGATACGTTGGCGGGATTCTTTGACTACGGACGATACGCTAGAATGGTTGGGAAAACTCACTGGAAATCCCAAGTACGCTAGACGTGAACGAGCCTACGGGGATGGTTCAGCGTTCAAGGAAAAATATATCGGAAAAGTCTATACTGAGAGTAGGGACATCGCCACGATAGAGGGAAAAAACTACGCGAACCAAATCTATACCACACGGGACGGTTGGCAAACATCTACGGAAGTAGCTACGATGGGGATGCAGGCTATGTATGAAGATCCAGTGACCTTTGCGAGAGAGATGCCAGAGCTATTTGATTTTATCTTTGAGAGGGTCATTCGCCGGAAATACACAGATGCCACGTCTAAATATGCGTTGCGGGTTGGGAATGATTTTAAGTTGAGAAATATACCAACAGACTTAACACCGGAAGCACGAAAAAGTATTGAGGTGGCCTATAAGTTTGAGGCCTATCTGGAGGGCTTACCCTCTACAGGCAGACCCGGTGAGTTCGCCCAACGATTGTTTGAACTAGACTAAAATGGTGAAAATAACGGTGGATTCCAAGACGGCGCAGATCGATGAGGGGGAGTGGACTTCTTCCGATCCGATGTTGTTGTTACGGTGTGAGTTTTTTACCATTATCCACCCGTGGGGGGCTGAACCTTCAAACCCAGATCCCGATCATGAGCTAGCCACCTTTGTGGCCGACAAAATCGGCGCGAAGATCACACACTACGATAAACCCGACTATGTGGATGGCCGTGTGTATTGACTTGCCAAATCCGTCGAGATCCCCTAGAGTAAGAACCGCATGTTGAAGCCGGTGATCGATAGTCTCGATCAAGTCGCGGAAGAACTGCGCCCGCACTACACCAAGAGCGGAGAGCAGTTTGTGGTGGATCTCGATGGCGATCCGCAGGGATTTGTCAATCGTGATACCCATGTGGAGCAAGTCAACAAGGTGGCCGAGTTCCGCGACAATAACACCAAACTCAAAACCGAATTGGAAGCCGCGCAGGAGCAGACCACGAAATTTCGTGACCTCGATCCAGATGCAGCGCGGGCGGCGCTGGCGCAAGTGGCGGAACTCGGGAAAAAGGGTGTACGCAAAGCGAGCGATGTGGATGACGCCGTTGCCAACGCGCTCCAGTCTTTCAAGTCCACAGAACTCGATCCGCTGCGCCAGCTATTAACCGATGAAAAAACGGCCCGCCAAGCTGCCGATCAAAAAGTCTCGGATGCCGCGATGCGCCACGAAGTGTTGACCCAGTTTCGGGCGGCGGGGGGCCAGGATGCGGCGGTGGATTTCATGGTGAGCCGTGCGCGGGACGTGTTCCAGATGGACGGCAACGCGCTTACCGCCAAGCCAGGAATTTACAGCAAAGATAATCCCGGCGATCCGTTGACGCTGAGCGAATGGATGACGACGCAGACGCGGGAAATCGGGTTTGCGTTTGGGACGAGTAACGGCGGCGGGGCACACACCCAAGAGGGAAACCCCGCGACGGCGATCCCGCCTGGAGCCAAAGTGCTTCGCAATCCCACACCGCTTCAACTCGGTGAATTTGGAAGTGAGATTGCCGAAGGGAAATACATCATTGTGAACGACTAACCGCCCTATACAGAGGGGATGGAGAGCCGGGGGCTTGCCATCGCCTGATACCCTCGCGGGGCGAGGGATTATCCAGCTTCGGGGAAGCTGCCTGTTGACGATTTTTTGAGTTAACAAGGAGTTTCTACATGGCTGGCACTCTAGTCACCACCAACATCGTCCAAACGGCGGTCGCAATGGGCCTCAAGGCTCTGCGCGAGCAAGTCGTCATGCCTCGGCTCGTTAATCGGTCCTATGAGGATCGGATTGGCGCGGGCGCGACCAAAGGCAGTACGGTCAATGTGGCCGTCCCCTCGGCCATCACCACCAGAAGTGTCACCGCCGACGTGGTACCGCCTGCGGTGACAGCGGTCACCCCGACCAGTGTGGCTATTTCCCTCGACCAGTGGAAGGAAGCGCCGTTTGCCATGTCTGATCAGGCGATCAGTCAGGTGCAAAAAGGCATTATCCCGATGCAGATGTCTGAGGCGGTCAAGTCCCTCGCAAATACGATTGATGACTATATTTGGTCGCTGATCGATAGTGCGGGCGGGGTGTACGGCTATGCGGGCACCGCTGGCACCACGCCGTTTGCGTCGGCAGTCACGGCGTATCTCGATGCACGGGCCGTGGCTAATAACCAACTCATGCCGATGGATAACCGCTTCGTGATTCTCAATGCGGATGCCGAAGCCAATGCGTTGGCGCTCACCGCGTTCCTCGATGCGAGCGCGGCAGGCACGCGAGAGACGGTGGTCAAAGGCGATATTGGCTACAAGCTCGGTGCCCAATGGCTTATGAGCCAGAACACCTCAACCTTTACATCGACCAACTCGCCCAGTTCCTGGCTGGTGAACGATGCCAGCGTAGAAGTTGGGGACAGTACGCTTACGGTCGACGGCGGATCGGGCGCTCCGGTCGAGGGCGATATCTTCAGCGTGGCGGGTTCGACGCAGACGTATCTGGTGTCCTCGGCAACCTCTACCGTGATCACCATGACGCCCGCTATTACCTACGCGTACGCGGATAATGCTGCCCTCACTTTCAAGGCTGATAGAGTCAATAACCTGCTCTTGCATCGCGACCTCATAGGATTCGCCACGGCTCCGCTCATCGAAACGCAGCAGTTTGCGGGCGGTGGGATGACGGCAACGGCGGTCGATGAGGCCTCGGGTTTAAGTTTACGACTTGAGGTGACCAGACAGTACAAGCAATGGCAATGGGCACTCGACTGCCTCTATGGGGGAGCAGTGATCCGGCCAGAACTCGGCGTGATCATCGCGGGCTAGTTGATTCCACAACACGGGTGCGCTCCTCACGGGGCGCACCCCGTTCGCGGAGGTGGCAATGGGTATTGTGAAAACGCTGGCGGTGACGTTCGTGAAGGGCGGCGCGCAGGCTGTGATCAACGCAGCGGATTTTGACCCTGCCGTACATCGTGAAGGGGCGGCGAAATCCACACCCAAGAAAAAAGCAGTGAAGAAGGGGAGGGCCACCTAGATGGCGGTCTACCCGAAACGGTCCCAGTTTATCCAGTCGCTCAATCTGACCAATACCACCGCCGGTACCTATACGAGTGCCGAGGTGTCGATCCCGATGGGTGCGTCGGTCATCATGACCCAAGCCGCGTTTGTGCGGGGTGGGGGCGGCACCACTTGCGACGTGTTTATCCAGACCTCGGTGGACAACGGCACTTCGTGGATCGACGTGATGCAATTTGCGTTTGCGACAACGACCGTGACCAAGATCAGCGGGGTGAGGCCGTACATTGCGCTGGCCGCGAATGTGACACCAAGTGACGGTGGACTTTCCGATAACACCATCCTCGACGGGTGCATCGGTGACCGGCTGCGGGTCAAGACCGTGGTGGTGGGCACCTACTCCAGCACCTCAACGCTGGATGTCAACATCTGTATTAACTGATGGGCACTTCAACGCTCGTCGCGACCGCGAAAAGTGCTAGCGCCAATTCCTACTGCACGCTGGCTGAAGCCGATCAATACCACGATGATCGGCCCGCCGTGTCTACGACGTGGGCGGATGCCTCCGAAAATAACAAGATACGGGCGCTGCTCTGGGCGACCAAGTTGATGGAATCGTTGTTTACGTGGACGGCGTACGCCACCACCACCACGCAAGCTCTCGGCTGGCCGCGCACCGGACTGCTAGATCGCATTGATGCGTCTCTGGATTCCGACACGGTGCCGGAAGAAGTGAAGAACGCGGAAGCGGAATTTGCGCGGCAGTTGTTGGTGGCGAATCGCGGCCAGGATAACGAAATTGAATCGCAAGGGATCGCGGCGATCAAGGCGGGATCGGTGTTCCTCCAGTTCACCGCTTCGCAATACAACAAAGTAGTGCCTGATGTGGTCGCACTGATGGTCCCCTCGGACTGGTACTCGTCCGTGCGTGGGCGCATCTCACCCACGCGCAAATTAGAGCGGGCCTCATGAGTCTCGCCACGATTCTGCAAGACGGGATCTCGATTGCCAACAGTGTCACGGCGGCGCTCCAGGCCACCGTGACCCATAAGGCGTTTGCCTCGGTCGATGGCTACGGAAAAATTACGTATGCCACGGGCGTGGCCCGCACCGCGATTGTCGAACGGCGGCAGAAATACGTCCGCACGGCAACGGGCGAGGAAAAGCTCTCTCTGGCGCGGATCTTATTTCTCACGCCCGTCTCGGTGGATGAGCGGGATCGGTTCACGCTGCCGGATTCGACCGAGATGCCCATTCTGAGAATTGGCGGGCCAGTGGACGGCTCAACGGGGAACGAATTTATCGTAGAGGTGGAACTTGGCTAGCGTGAAGGGGGAGGCGGCGATCCGGCGGAAGTTGAAAAAGCTGGAGCGTGCGATCCCGCTAGAGGTCGCGGCGGCGTTGTATCAGGAAGCCTTGCTCATCACGGCGAACTCGATGCGCCGCACTCCGGTGGAGTTTGGCACGCTGCGCGACAGTCACGAAACGAGCGAACCTCGGTGGAAGGGGAAAACGCTCCAGGTGGATATTCAGGTGGGGGGACCAGCCGCGCCGTATGCGGTGATCGTCCATGAGGATATGAGCCTGCGCCATGATCCGCCGTGGGGAAAAGGCGGCGAGGCCAAATTTTTAGAAAAGGCGTTGATGGAAGCGGAACCGGGGTTGCGCGATAGACTCGCAAAGCGGATCAAGTTGAATCGGTTGGTGTAATGGCAAACGTCCTTGATGATCTCGCTACGCGGGTGGCTACGGCCATCAGCGGCACGGTGGGCACCGATGTGTTCAAGTCCACGATGCCCCCGACGCCGGATGCGTGCGTGTCCCTGATCGAGACGGGGGGACTGGCCCCGACGCGGGCGCTGGGCACGGCGGGCATCCAGTACGAACGGCCTGGGGTGCAGTTTTTGATCCGTGGCGCACCGAATGACTACGCCACGCCACGCACCACCGCCCAGACGCTGATCGAGAATCTGGCGACCATCGAGACAGAGGATTTGAGCGGGACGCGGTACTATCTGAGTGAGAATCTCCAGCAAGTGTTTCCGCTGGATGTGGATGAACAGGAACGCCCCACGCTGGCGTTTAACATGATCTTCACCAAGGACGTGAACGCATGAGCGTGATCCTGACAGATC